GCGCGGTGGTCGGGGTCACGATCCCGCAGGCCGTGCTGTCCAACATCACCGCCAACCGCACCATGCAGGAGATGCTGGCGCTGGCCAACGAGATGGCCAACCGGATCGCCTACGACAACCGCGATTGGTCTGCGCTGAAGCTGACCAACACCTTCACCGGCGACGGGATCAAGTCCAGCTTCCCGTTGCCGGCGAACTACAAGCGGATGCTGCTGACATCGAACGTGTGGCGCTCGACCTCGGCGTTGCAGCCGATGAATTTCATTTCCGACACCGACGAGTGGCTGCAGCGCCGGCTGCTGAACTACACCTACCCGTTCGGCGAGTGGACCATCCTCGGCGGCAACATGCTGCTGTGGCCAGTGATGGGCACCGGCATCACCGCGACGTTTGTTTACCTCGACGGCAACTGCATCAACCTGGCGAGCGGTGGTGCCGGCAACGCCTTCGGCGCCGACACCGACGCCTTCCGGCTCGATGAACGGCTGCTCAAGCTCGGGATGATCTGGCAATGGAAGGCCAACAAGGGCTCGCCCTACGCCGAGGACATGGCCAACTACAGTGACGCGCTGGCGAGGGTGCAGGGTAGCGACAAGCCGGCGCCGATCATGATCGGGCGGCGGCCGGTGCCGGGCGGCGTCCGCGTCGCCTATCCGTGGGTGGTGCCGACATGAGCCCCGCCAGCGCCGCCTACAACAATTTTCGTCGCATGCCGGTGCCGCAGCAGGTGGCGCAGCAGCTGCAGGTGACGACGTTGCCGGCGCCGACCCGCGGCCTGATCCTCAACGAAAACGAGAGCTTCATGCAGCCCGGCGGCGCGCTGCAGCTGGACAACTGGCGGCCGACCATGAAGGGCATCGCGCTGCGCGGCGGCTGCACCCGCTGGTGCGACCTGCACGCGCTTGACGCCGTGGTGCCGCCGGTGCCGTCGACGCTGCGGCAGCCGGTGGTGTCGATGTTTCAATACATCTCCGGCAATGTGCAGCGGATCTTCGCGGGACAAACCACCAAGCTGTTCGACACCACGGCCGGCACGCCGGTGCTGGTCAAGTCGGGTCAGACCTCCGGCAACTACGTCGCCTCGCAGCTCGCCAACGCCAGCGGCGACCACATGCTGGTCTGCAATGACGCCGGCGACTACGTGCTGCACTTCGACGGTTCGGCCTGGACCACCTTCAACGCCGGCCAGATCACCGGCCCGGCCGGCACCAGCGTCGCCGCCGGGCACAATTTAACTTACGTGTGGAAATACCGTGGCCGCTTCTACTTCCTCGAAGGCGGCACCATGAACGCCTACTACCTCGGGATCGACAGCTTCCAGGGCGCCCTGGCGCTGATCCCGCTGGCGGGCGCGGCCACCAAGGGCGGCAAACTGTTGTGGGGCGCGTCTTGGTCGATCGACGCCGGCGACGGCATCGACGACAAATGCGTGTTCTGCACCGACCAGGGCGAGCTGTTGATCTTCACCGGCTCCAATCCGGCCGACGCCTCTAACTGGCGCCAGGAGGGCCGCTACGCCACCTCGGTGCCGATGGGGATGAACGCGCACCAGCCGATCGGCGGTGACCTGTTGATCGCCACCGTCGACGGCATTATCCCGATCAGCGCCTCCATCACCAAAGACGTCTCGCAGCTCGACCTCGCCTCGATCTCTCGCGCCATCAAGCCGATGTGGCGCGATGAAGTAATTGCGAAACGCGCGCTGCCATGGACCATGTGCAAGTGGGACGAGTACGGCGCGCTGTTCGTCACCTGGCCCGGCGGCAACCCCGGCAGCCGCTACTGCGCCGTGGTCAACATCGCCACCGGCGCCTGGGCCCGCTACATGGGCTGGGACGCGATGTGCTTTTGCCGGATGCGCGGCGACATGTTCTTCGGCAACCAAGACGGCATCGTCATGCAGGCCGACCGCACCGGCTATGACGACGGCCAGCCCTACACCGCGGTGATGGTCGGCGGCTGGGAGATGTTCTCGTCGCAGGCCACCACGATGGTGTTCCGGCAGGCCCGCGCCGCGTTCTCGTCCGGCAATGGTGCGCCGTTCGCGCCGCAGCTCAGCGCCACCACCGACTACATCATCACGCTGCCGGCGCCGCCGCCGGCGGCGCCCGATCCCGGCGTCGGCGATGTCTGGGACCAGGGCGTGTGGGGCCCGACGCCGGGCTTCACGCCGCCCTGGTCGCCGGGCAATCCGCTGCCGGTGCAGAACCCGCCGAGCGCGCCGGACCAGGCCGCGTATCTGCAGTGGGACCAGACCAAGGCGCCGACGCCGGCGGTGCGCAACACCGGCTGGGTGTCGATCGGGCTGACCGGGTTCTCCCATGCCCCGATTTGCCAGGTGACGGTGGCGCAGCAGGCGCCGCCGCAGGTGGAGCTGATTTCGATCGCCGCGCTGTACGAGGCCGCCGGCGTCAACGTGTAGGGACGGCCATGGTCTACTCGGTCGAGGATCAAAAACGCTACCGCGACTACCTGTATGGCCCAGGCGGTCCGCACCCGTCGGTGTTCAACTATCCCGGCGACCCGGCGCCGTACGTGCCCGGCTGGACGCCGACCGGCACGCCGAGCAACGCCTATGATCCGACCGGCGCCGACAACGGCCTGTTTGCGCCGGGCCTGGTGCGCGGTGACCCGACCTCGGAAGACGCGGTGCGGCGCTGGAATATCGCGCATCTGCTGACGCCGCCGCCGAGCGGTGGCGCGATCACCGCGCCGCAGGCGGCAACCGCGCCAGGCGGCCCGCTCGGGCCTGCTGACGACGCCGCGGCGCGCCGCAATGCGATCGCCTGGGCGCTGCTGTCATCGCAGTTGCCGGGCGGCATGCAGGGCAGTGCCGACTATGGCGGCATTACCGCCGAGGCGCCGTCGACCGCGGCGCCGGCCACCGCGGCGCCAGCCGCCGACACCAGTACCGACACCAGCGACACCAGTGCGCCAGCGTCGACCACTGCCGCACCGACCGAGGCGGCGCCGACGGCGGCAGCACCGACGACGGCAGCAACTCCGGCGACAACGTCGACCGACACCGGTGCGCCGGCCGAAGGCTACGACACCACGCAGGCCGACAGCGGCAACACCGCAAGCAGCAACACCCAGGCGCAGCAGCAGGCCAACCAGGCCACGACCGCGACCCCGGCGCAGACCGCGATCGGCCTGGCGAACCAAGCCTACCAGAGCATCACGGCGCCGACGCCGCCCACCGCGCCCACCGAGAAAGGCGAGCCGACCGCGGCCGAAGACGCCCAGGCGCTGGCAGAAGCCAACCAGGCGGCGATCGCGCAAGGCTTCATGAACCCGGACGGCACGCCGGCGGTCGGCGTCACCACGACCACATCGCCGGTTTCCATCGCCGAAGCCAATGCCGCGGATACCGCCGAAGCGGTCGGCAATGCCACCGGGCAGTCGCTGGGCTCCGGCGTCGGCACCATCGGCGCGCCTGGCACCGGCCTCAGTGGCGGATACGGCCTCGGCGCCACCGGCATCAGCGCCGCCCCGGCGGGCTCACCGGGCAGCGCCACGCCGGGACCAGCCTCGAACACCGGGGCGGCGAATGCGTCGGGCGCTATTTCCGGCTTCGGCTACGGTACGATCGGTCCGGCAACCCAAGCCCCGGCGCCAATCGGCCTGAACTTGGGTGACGTGACGACCACGGTGGCCACACCGACGGTGGCACCGGCCGCACCGGCTACCGTCGCGGCACCCACCGCGCCGATGAGCCCGGCCCAGATGGCCGAGGCGCTGGCGCACGGCACGCCGAACCCGGCCGAGATGACCCAAGCCGACGCGGTCGATGCCATGAACAACGCGGTGGCCAATACCTTCGGCTACACCGAGGCGCAGAACCAGGCCATGAACACCGTGTCGCCGGACGCCGCCACCACGGCCGATGTCGGCGCGGTCGGCGCCGGCGTCAACGGCATCGGCTTCTCCGGCTTCGGCTCCGGCGCCACCGGCCTGGCCGGCATTGGCGCGCAGGCCGGCTTGGGCGCGCCGTCCGGTATCGCCGGCGTCACCGGCCAGGGTTTTGGCGCACCCGGCGATGCCGGCGTCGGCATCGGCTCCGAGGGCGCGCCGGGCGCGGGCGCCGACGGCTTCGGCGCCGGCGCCACCAGCGCGGTCGGGGCCGAGAGCGGCTACGGCTATGGCACCACGGCCAGCGTCGCGGAGGCGGCGAGCGCGGCGGCGGACGCCGCGGCGGCGCAGGCCGCCGCCGATGCGGCCGATGCGGGCGACACCGGCGAAAGCGCCGCCGGCGACAGTGGTGGCGAGGGTGAAGGTGAAGGCGCCGGAGAGGGCTACTGATGCTCGGCTATGTCTACGAAGAGGACAAGCTGATCGCGCAGTTCGTGGCGCAGATGATCCCGCATGTTCGTGATTTCGGCTTCGGCGACAACGTGCGGACCATCGGCGTCGTCAACGACAAGGGGGAGCTGATTGCCGGCTTCGTCTATCACAACTACGACCCTGGCGCGGAGGTGATCGAGATCTCCGGCGCCGGGCTGCCCGGCTCGCGCTGGTGCACACCGTTCACGCTCGGCAAGATCTACCGCTACCCGTTCCTGCAGCTCGGCTGCCAGATGATCGTGCAGCGGGTGCCGGCCAGCAACACCAGGCTGCTGCGAGAGTTTGCGGCGCTGAACTACATGCTGATCAAGGTGCCGCGGCTGTTCGGCCGCGACCAGGACGGCGTGCTCGGGTTGCTGACCCGCGAGGACTGGGCCGCCAACAAGATCTGTCAACGCTACGGCCATCACCGCGAGGCCGAACCGCTCATCGTATTCGAGGAGGCCGCCTAATGCCCTACGGCAACAACCAGAGCTATCTGTCGCCCGGCGCCGACATGCAGCGCAACAACATCGCGCAGACCCTGATGGGCATCAACTCGCCGCCGCCGCAGACGCCGGCGCCGCCGCCGCAGGGGCTGCCGCAAGGCATGCCGGCGCCGATCCCGTCGCAGGGCCTGCCTAATCCGGCCATCCTGCCGCCCGGTTCGCCGCCGCAAGGGCAGCCGCTGCCGCAGGCGCCGCCCGCGACGTTGCCGGTGCCGCCGCGAATGCCGATGCAGCCTCCTGGTATGGCCATGCCGGGACCGGGAGCGGCGCCGATGCTGCCGCCGCCGGGCGGGATGCCGCCGCAGGGGATGTGAGCCATGGGAAAACCATCTGCACCAACTCCGCCGAGTGTGACCGACACCGCGCGTGCCGCCACCGGCACCAACGTGTCGACCGCGGTCGCCAACGCCTACCTCAACAACATGAACCAAGTCACCCCACAGGGTAACTTGAATTACAGCACCACCGGCACCTACAGCTGGACCGATCCGTCGACCGGCTCGACCTACAACATCCCGCAGTTCACCGCGACCCAGACCCTGACGCCGCAGGAGCAGGCGATCCAGGCCCAGACCCAGGCGGCGCAGTACAACCTGGCCGGGATGGCGAACACCCAGTCGGCCAACATTTCGAGCCTGCTGTCGCAGCCGATGAATTTCGCCGGGGCGCCGAGCGCGGGCAACGCCCAGAACATCCAGAACGTGCCGGCGGCGGCGACCGGGTTCGACCCTGGCGGCCCGATCCAGACCGGTGTCAATCTGACCGGCGCGGCCAACCCTGCCAACATCCAGCAGAGCTACGGCACCGATCCGAGCTTCTCGACCCAGGCGGTGCAGCAGGCCTTGATGGCGCAGATGCAGCCGCAGCTCGACATCCAGCGCCAGCAGTTGCAGCAGCAGCTGGCGGATCAAGGGATCCGATATGGCAGCGATGCGTACAACAACGCGATGATGCCGCTCGGCCAGCAGCAGAACAACGCGCTGATGCAATCGATCACCGGCGCCACCGCGCAGCAAGCCCAGCAGATGCAGATGGCGGGCGCGCAGGCCGCGTTCGGCAACCAGGCGCAGCAGCAGGGCTACGATCAGTCGCTCGGCCTCGGCAGCTTTGCCAACCAGGCGCAGAACCAGCAGTACACCCAGAACGCCGGCCAGGGCACTTTTTACAACGCCGGGATCGCGCAGCAGCTGGCGCAGCAGCAGGCCGGTTTCAATGCGGCGCAGAGTGCGCTGAACCAGTATCTGCAGCAGCAGTACGCGCAGCGCAACCAGCCGATCAACGAGATCACCGCGCTGTTGTCGGGTTCGCAGGTTCAACAGCCAAATTTTCTCAACGCGCCGACCTCGCAGATCCCGACCACCGACATCGCAGGATTGCAGAACCAGAATTTCAATAATCAAATGGCGATCTACGGCCAACAAAATCAGCAGTACAACGCGCTGATGGGCGGTGTGCTCGGCCTCGGCGCCGGCGCGCTGAAGATGTCGGACGTGCGCGAAAAAGAGAACATCCACAAAGTCGGCGACCTGCTCGGCGGCGATCGCGACCAGGATCAGCCGAAGCCAGGCTCGGTGTTTGGCGCCGGCGATAGACTGCCGATCTACAGCTACAGCTACAAGAAGGATCCGGCCAAGACGCCGCAGGTCGGGCCGATGGCGCAGGACGTCGAGAAGCTCGACCCGCGCGCGGTGAAGACGATCAAAGGCACCAAGTACATCGATCAGCGCCGCTTGATGGGCGGCCTACTCGGGATGGCAGCGTGATGGCTCAAGCAACCGACGACACCAATGCGAACCCGCTCTCCGGGTTCTTTTGGGCCAACAACCCCAACGTCAACCAGCAGCTGCGGCAACGCATTGCCATGCAGATGATGTCGAGCGGCAAGGGCAAGGGCTACCCGAAGAACATCGGCGAGGGCCTCACCGCGATCGGCGACAGTCTCGGCGACATCGGCATGGCCAGGATGCTGGAACGCGGCGACCTCGGCCAGCAGGCCGCCGCGCAGCGCGACGCCGCCGCGCTGCAGGGCAGCGACCAGCCACCGCCGCCGAGCTACGCGCCGACCGAGGACAGATCGCCGCCGGTCACCCGCGGGACGCCGCTGGCCGACATTACACCACCCGCCGATAGTGCGCCGCCGGCGCAGCCGCCCGCGGTGGCGCCAGGCATCCCGCTTGCGCGCGTCGCCGGCGGCTTCGATGCGCTGAACGCGCCACAGGCGCCGCCGCAGACCGCGGCGCTCAACACCGGGGTCGTCTCTGACGCACCCCCGGTCGGGGTTCCACCGGCGCCGCCCAATCCGGCCCAGGCGCAGCAGATGCGGGATCTGATCGCGGCCAAGATCCAGGCGCGCGGCGGCGTCATGGTGCCGCCGGGTACGCCGCCTCCGGGAGGGCCCCTGCCAAACCCTACGCAGCCGGGAGCGGACGCGCCGCTCCCGTCGGCCCCTATCGCTTCGGCGCCGCCCCCTGGTGGCCCGCCGGTTAGCATCCGCACCGCGCCGCCAATGCCGTCGCAGTTGCGGCCGATGCCGCAACTGGCGCAGAACGTGCCGCCGCAGCCAGTGCCGACGCCGGGCTATGTGATGCCGGATCCGGCGCAGCCGCGGGCGCCGCCGATCGTGCCGCTGTCGCCGCTCGGGCAGCGCGCGCTGGGGCTGCTCAACGCCAATCCGAACAACGAGTACTACAAGACCGGCGCGGTCGGGCAGCTCTACGCCAACGAAGCCGCCAAGCAGAAGCTGCAGCAGGACCAGCTCAACGAGGCCTACAAGAAGCAGATCGAGACCCAGGCCGCGATGCAGATGGAGCGGCAGAAGCAGCTCGCCGACCAGGCCAAGCGGATCGTCGATATTCAGAAGACCGAGGCCGAAGTGGCGCAGGGCAAGGTGCCGACCATCAAGACGGTGGGTGGCCAGGAGCTGCAGTACGACGCCGCGACCGGCAAATGGATCGTGCCGCCGCAGGCGGCGCCGGCCGACCCCAACGCGCCGCCCAACGTCAACCTGACCGAGCCACAGGCCAAGGCGCTGACCTTCCACTCCTGGGCCAAGCAGGGCAACGCCGGTGTCACCGGCAATGACCAGTTGCTGGCGCACGGCCTGCAGCAGGAGCTGCTCGGCAAGGTGCCGTATTTCGGCAACCAGGCGCAGAACGACCAGTACCGCCGCGCCAGGAACGCCGCCAACAACTTCGTGCTGGCCTTCATGCGCGACACCTCGGGCGCGGCCTACGGCGCCAAGGAGATGTACGACCACGCCAGCGCACTATTGCCGAAGCTGGGCGACGATCCCAAGACGTTGGCCGACAAGGCCTCGATGCGCCAGAGCTTTGTCGACACGCTGTACGGCGGGCTCGGGCCCGGCCGCCAGATCGCCGACTTCTACGACAAGAAGCACGCAGCCGCGGCGCAGGACCGCCAGAGCGCGATCGACACCGAGATGGCGGGCATCACCCCGAAAGGCATCGGCGACACCAAGCACAACGTCAAGACCGGCGCGGTGCGGGTGTGGAACGGCAAGAACTGGGTGGAGAAGTAGATGGCCGCAGAAGACTGGGTCGATGCGCCCGCGCCGGAGAGCGGCGGCGGCAGCTGGTGGGACACCGCCAAGAGCGTCGGTCAGACCGCCGACGACACCGTGCGCGCGATGGCCAACGCCGCCACCTTCGGCATGGCGGATCGCTTTGCTGGCTATATGAACAGCGGCGGCCCGCAAACCATGTCAGGATTGATTACGGGTCAAAAGCCGCTGACCTACCAGCAGGCGGTCGACGCCGAGGTGGCCAAGTCGGAGGCCGCGCGCGAGCGCAGCCCCTACGCTTCGATTGCAGGCGACGTGACGGGCTCGCTGGCGCTGCCGGGCCTGGGAGCCGAGAGCCTGGCGGCACGCTATGGGAGCGGCGCGCTGGCCCGTGCAGGGGCCTATGGCGCCACCGGGGCGGTCACCGGTGCGGCGCAGGGCGCCGGCAACACCTACACCGGCGAGCTGCCGGACTATGTCAAGAATGCGGCGATCGGCGGCACGCTGGGCGGCGCCTTCGGCGCCATCGGCGGCGCCGCGTTTGGTCGCGCGCCGGACCGGCTGCGACAGGGCACGCCGACCTCGTCGGAGTTGCACGATGTGGCGCAGGCCAATTATGATACGCTGGCTCGGAGCCGCGCCGCCTATGAGCCGCAAGCCTTCCACCAGGTCGGAGACGATCTCGAAAACCAGCTGCTCGCCCAGCGCTATCACTGGCGAGATAGTCCCGCCACATGGCGGGCCCTTGACGAGATCCGCGGCGGCGGCGCGCCCGGTCAACTCAACACCGGCGCCAACGCGCTCATTGACCCGGCGGCTATCGAGTTCGTTCGCAAAGGCATTAACAAAATTCCGCAGACTGAGGCAACAGCGACGGACCGCGCCAGCGGTGAGGTGGTCAAGCGAGCCTTGGATGACTTCATTATCAACCCGCCTCCAGGCGCTGTACTACCGGGTATGCAACGCGAGGCTGACCTCGCTGCCCAACGCGCCGTGGAGGCCCGAGGCAACTGGGCCGGACACAAACGCACCGAGGCGCTCGAAGACCTCATCGCCAACGCCCAGAACACGGCCGGTGCCACTCACTCCGGCCTCAATCTCGAAAACGAGTTGCGCAAAGGCGTTAGGAGCTTCATCCGACAAAAGGCCGGTGAGAGCCCCGCCTCGCGCGCCGGCTACAACGACCCGGAAGTCGCCGCACTGAACCAGTACGCGCGCGGCAACACCGGCTCCAACGTGCTGCGCTGGGCCGGCAACAGCCTGGGCGGCGGCGGCGGCATCGCCGGGCCCTTGGTCGGTGGCATCGCGCTCGGCGGCGCCAGCAAGTATTTCAAGGACGACCCCGAGCTGGGCGCCGCGGTCGGCGTCGGCGCGCCGACGCTCGGGCTGGCGCTGCGCGCGCTCGGCAACCGCCGCGCCGGCGGCGAGATCGCGCAGCTGCAGAACATGATCGCGCAGCGCACGCCGCTCTACCAGTACCGCCAGGCGATGACGGGCATGGTGCCGGGCCCCGGTTCGCCGACCGCCGCCAAGACCGCGCGCGATGCGGTGGCGCTCGAATTGCTGAAGCAGACGCAGCCGACCAGGGTGCCGATCGACACCACCGACTGGCAGTAGGAGCTACCCGCATGCCGCGTGACGGTTCACAGATCTATCATCGGCCGCCCGGCACCGACGGCGTCCCCAACTACACGGTCGAGAGCGCGCGCTACAACGCCTTCACCGCCGACGTCGAGCAGGATCTCAACCTGCCGCGGCCGGTGATCGCCGGCGGCACCGGCGCCACCAACAAAGCCGACGCCATGACCAACCTCGGCGGCGAATTGTCGGCGCAGCTGATCGTCAACTACAACTCGGATCCGTTCCAGGCCGGCTCGTTCTACTCGGCGGCGGGCGCGACGGGAGCACCGACCGCGAATGCCTTCACCGGGATCTGCTATGCCGCGGTGATCACCGGCAGCGTCACCACCGACCTGTTCATCGAGGCCCGCGACCAGGTAACCGGCAATCTGTTTGTGCGGCAAAAGAAGGCCAACGTCTGGCAAGCCTGGGCGCAGGCCGCGGGCGTCACTACGGGTGCGACGCCGCCGAGCGGCGTGAGCCCGAACACGCTGTGGTGGGATCCGACACGGGGCAAACTTTTCATCTACTATCAGGACGTCGACAGCGCACAATGGGTCGAAGCCGTCGCGGTGCCCGATCTCAGCCCCAACAACTACGTGCGGATCATCGGCGAGACCATGACCGGGCCGCTGATCCTGTCCGGTGATCCGACCCTGCCGCTCGGCAGTGCCACCAAGCAATACGTCGACGCGGGCGATACGGCCAACAGCAATAACCTCAACAACCGTGCAGTGCGCTACGACGCAGCCCAGACGCTGACCGATGCGCAGCAGCTGCAGGCGCGGCAGAACATCAGCGCGCTGATGCGCAGCTATCTCGCCGGTCTGACGCTGTCGACGCCGGGATCTTCGACCAGCTTCACCGTGCAGCCCGGCGTGGCGATGGACAGCAGCAACGCGGTGCTGATGCTGCTGAACGCGGCGATCACCAAGACCTCGGCGGCGTGGGCGGTCGGCGCCGGTGGCGCGCTCGATACCGGCACGATCGCCAATTCGACGTGGTACCATGTTTACCTGATCCGACGGCCTGACACTGGCGTGGTCGACGTGCTGCTGTCGCTGTCGGCGACGGCGCCGACACTGCCCGCGAACTACACCCAATTCCGCCGCATCGGCTCGATGAAGTACGGCTCCGCGCAGTGGTTTTCGTTTAACCAAGTCGGCGATGAGTTCATGTGGGTGGGCCCGGTCAACGACATCTTCGGGGTCAGTGCCGTCGGCGGCGCGGGCTTTGCGATGCCGTCCGTGCCGCCCGGCATTACCGTCAAGATGGATGTTACGCTGGCCATGAGTGCACCAGCGGCTGCCGTCGTTTTGTATGTCGATCATTTTGCCGGATCAGCCAGTGCAGGCGTCACCGCCGGATACTCGGTGACCAATCCCGTGGCCAATCAGGCGGCGGTGACGCGGGCGCTGATCTGGACCGCGGCTCAAAACATCCATCTGCAAAGCAATGCCACCGCTAGTATCTACGTCACTGTGTTTGGCTGGATCGATCGGCGCGGGAGGGACGCATAATGGCCTTGACCCCGCTCAACTTCCCCAACGCGCCCGCGATCGGCGACACGTGGCCCAACCCGCCGGTGACGGGGCAGCCGACCTACACATGGGACGGCGCCGACTGGATCTCGAAGTTCGCGCTCGGCAAGGCCTACGTGCCGCTCGACGGCTCGACGGCGATGACCGGATTGCTGACGCTGTCGGGCGATCCCACCGCAGCGCTGCAGGCGGGCACCAAGCAATACATCGACGGCGGTGACAATGCGGCGATCGCGCTCGCCACCGGCGCGATGCAGGGCCACCTGTTCGGGCTGACCATGAGCACCGCAGGAAGCTCGACCACCATGACCGTGGCGCCGGGCGCGGCCTGCGACAGCACCGGCGTGCGGCTGTTGAAGCTCGCCGCCGCGATGGCGAAGACCACCGCAGCGTGGGCCGCAGGCGGACCAGCCGGTGGCCTCGACACCGGCGTGATCGCGGCGAGCACATGGTATCACTGGTACCTAATCGGCAACCCGACCACCGGCGCAGTCGATCTGGTGTTCAGCGCGACCGCGACGCCGCAGAACGGCCCGACTTTGATGCCGACCGGCTTCACCCTGTTTCGGCGCATCGGCTCGATGTGGCTGAATGCTTCTTCGCAATGGCTGCTGTTTCACCAGCTTGGTGACGAGTTTCTGCTGGACGCTGGGTTTCCGCTTTTCAGTAGTGTCGTGTCAGACACGGTGGCGCACCTGCTGGCTGTCATGGTGCCGCCAAACGTTCAAGGTTGGGTACTTCTCACCGGGCAGATCAACGGTAATGTCGAAGCCAGGATGTACATCACATCACCTGACAAGGCGGATGAATTGGCGGGCGTTGGCAACGTCAACGTGGGCAGCTACGGCTCGGCGTCGACCACGGCTGTTGGCGCTTTTGCGATTTCCGTCCGCACCAGCACCAGCCAGCAGATCCGGTACCGGGCCGTCGCGGCAGGCTCAACATTGTACTTGGCCAGCGCCGGATGGATCGACACCCGCGGGAGGCTCTACTGACCGCGCTGGCGCTCTTGATCGTGCTGCACACGCTCGACGGGCGTGAGATCGACGTCGTCGCGTCGCAGATCACTAGCATGCGGGAAGCGAAGCCTGACAGCGCCGACAACAAGGACTTCACCAAGGGCGTGCGCTGCATGATCAACACCTCAGACGGCAAGTTCGTCAGCGTGATGGAGACCTGCGCCACCGTGCGGCAACGGATTGGAGAGCTGAAATGAGCGAACCCGTGAAATGCATCGACATCTCGCACTGGCAAGGTTTTCCCGACTTCGCCAAGGTGAAGGCGGCGGGCGTCATCGCCATGATCCACAAGGCCACCGAGGGCACCAGCTACACCGATCCGAACCGCGCCAAGAACTGTGCCAACGCCATCAAGGCCGGCATTGCGGTGTGCTGCTATCACTGGATCAAGCCCGGCAATGCCGCCGCGCAGATGCAATACTTTCTCAGCGTGGTGGATCCGCAACCCGGCGAGCGGGTGGTGATCGACTACGAGGAGGACGGCTGCACGCTGGCTGACCTGCATGAGGCGGTCAACACGCTGGTGGCGGATCCGCGCGAGCTGCAGATCACGGTCTACAGCGGTCACCTCTTGAAGGAGCAGCTCGGCAGCAACGATGATCTCTTTCTCGGTCTCAACACCGATCTGTGGCTGGCGCAGTACACCACCGGCACGCCGAGCTGGCCGGAGGCGACCTATCCGAACTGGACGCTGTGGCAGTACTCGGAGAGCGGCACGGTCGACGGCATCGACGGCACTGCGGTCGACCTCAACCGCTTCAACGGCTCGGACCAGGAGCTGTTGGACTGGATCAGCCCGGCGGCGGTCGATCCGATCCCGCTGATGCGCGAGGTGCTGGTTGAGATCACCGCGCCGGTCAACGTCCATGTGACGGTGCGGATCAACGGGAGCGAGCAAGGGAGCTAACGCCATGGCCGTCATCGGCACGTTAATCGGCATCATCATAACCCTGATCATTCTCGGCGTGATCTGGTGGGCAATCACCCAGCTGCTGCCGCTGCTGCCGCTGCCGCCGCCGTTCCTGCAGATCATCAACGTGCTGCTGCGGGTGATCCTGGTGCTGATCGTGCTATGGGTGATCCTGGTGCTGCTGGGCTCGGCAGGCGTGCACGTGCCTGTCTTTCACGGCTGATCAACAACCGGAGCTGCCACCCGCCGAACCGATCCACCCCAACATCTGCAGAGGATGCTAACGATGTCACCAACCATCAACTTCACCAACGCCACCGGCAGCTTCACCTATACCGAAGGCACGCCGCCTGATCCGACACCGCCGGATCCGCCGCAGCCGGACAACACCCACGGCGTCATCACGCAGTTCAATGCGCAGAACGGCTCGATGATCAAGGTCGACGGCGTCAACGCCGAGGTCGAGCACGATCCGTCCAAGTCCTACTCGATCGCCAACCCCGACAAGTACACGCTGCACTTCGAGGTGCACTCCGGCGATCGCTGGACCTCGCCCAACCACACCGACCCCACGACTTCCGAACGGTCCGAGATCGAGATCTGGGATGGCCGCCGTCCGGCAGGCACCGACATCGCCTTCAGCTATGGCTTCGTGATGGAGCCGGGTGATCGCAACACCGCCGACTGGATGGTGCTCGGGCAGTGGCACCAGACCAACTCAGGCGGCAACCCGCCGTTCGCGTTCGCGATGTACGGCGAACGCTTCCATGTCCTGATCCGCGATAACACCGGCCGCGAGAACCGGATCTTTGCCGACACCAAGGACATCCAGCGCGGTCACAAGTATGCGTTGCGTGGTGAGGTCAAGTTTGCCAGCGCCGCTGCGGGTGGCTACTGCCGGATCTGGCGCGATGACGTCCAGATCGTCAACTTCAAGGGCGAGATCGGCTTCGGCTCCGGGGAGCAGTACTATTGGAAAAACGGCATCTACCGCAACGAGGCGCCGGAGGTGATGGCGGTGAAGTACAGCAACCTATATTTCGGGTGAGCTGTCTCTGGCTGGTGTTTTTGCTGAGCTTGCTGGTCGGGATCGTGCTGGGCGCGGTGATGGAGTGGATATTACGCGGATGACGATCGGCAAGGCCTTCCTGTACGGTCTGGTGCTCGGGGGCCTGACCGCGGCAGGGGTGACGCTGATCGTGGTGGGCTGGCTCGGAGACTGCTAGCCCATCTTGCGCCAAGCGGCGTGCAGCCGCTGCAGGTCCGCGTCGCGGGTGATCTCGCGGGCTTCGCGCCGGGTCGGCACCCTTAAGCCCCCCGGCGCGTCACGCTTGAACATCGAAAACTGGCCGCAGTAGAGGCACAGGCTGATGTCGCCGTCGGTGGGCGCGTCGTCCGTGTCCATGACCTCCGAGGCGGCGTCGCACTGGGCGGCGCAGAACGGGCAAACGGTGTGAAAATCGACGGCCATCAGTCCATCCGGCAGATTTCGAACGTGCCGTTCTTCTGCATGATCATCACCCACGCGAAGGGATAGAACAACAGCAGCTCGCGGCGGAAGCCGGCGGCGCAGATCGGCGCCAGCGGCTCGTCGCCAGGATACTGGATGTCGCCGTTCTTGAGCAGTTTGAAGCCTTTGAACGGGGACCAGCCGCCGCCGTGCTGGTAATTCTCGTCGAGCTGCTCGGCGGCCGGGCGCGGATCCTCTTCGTCGAGCCAGAACAGGATCGGGCCGATGGTTTCGGCAATCTTGGCGGTGTCGGTGCCTGGGGGTGCGATGATGACCATGTTGCGGGATCTCCTGGCCGGCCCTATGTTCGTCCGGCGTTGTGGTGATGCACAATGCAGACCCAGAAGCAGGCGCCCCTGGGGTAGTTGGCAGCCCCCTCACGCCTGGGGGCGTCTGTGATAAAAAAGCGGGAGGGCCCATTGGCGGCGCCCTCCCAGTCAACCGGCCGTTACGCGGTACGTGTCGGGCCGGAACTCTCTCGCCGCTGCGTGTCGTAGGCGTGCTCGCAGATCTCGATAAACCTGTCACGATCGACCTTGAGGTGGATAGCGGCACGGATCAGCTCGCCGAGCATCACTGTCATGATGCTGGCCATGATGTCGCCGTCGCTTAAATCGGCACGTGCGGCGGTGTCGAACCAGTCCCGGCTCACCGTCCGGTAGCGCTCGTACAGCAGCTGGTGCAGGTCGCGCGCCATCCGGCTGTTGTCAGGGCTGTCGTTAAGTTTGGTTCGCTTGGCCATTTTTCGTCCTCTCGCGTTGTCGCCAGATCGCGCAGGCGACCTCGGCCTTCTCTTTCGTGCGCACCAGCTGCACCACCAGCTTGTTGACGATGCCCTCCTTGTTCTCCCAGCGCACCACCTCGAAGTCTTGGTTGCGGCCGTGCTGGACGTAGTACACCACGCTCATCGCGCCGAGCCCTGATACTCGTAGGCCAAGGTGGCGGCGGCGTAGGCGGCGGCCTCGGAGCCGTCGTCGGGGATCGGCGGCAGGTCGATCGCCATCGCGGCGTTGAGCGCGTCGACCAGCGCCATGGTGCGATCGAGATCGGGAACGTCGAAGAACATGCAAATTTGCATGGGGCCGTCGCGGCTGTCGATGTGCAGGATCAGCGGGTGTTCGTGGCCACTGGTCGAGGCACGCAGCCCCTGCACCAGGTGCAGCTGCAGGTAGGTCGTCGGTATCATCGTGATGCTCGCTTTCCGGGTTGAATGTTAGCAATCGAGGTATAGCGGTGCCGCTTGCCGGATGTCAATTGCATCATTGCAATGTGAACAACTTTCGATTAAGTGTGGCTTCCATGCCCAAGCTCCACCCCATGGCAGCCAAGCTGCTGGCCGACATCGAGGCGTATCGCGCGCGGGTCGGCATTGATCGCACGGCTTTCGGCAAGAAAGCCGCGCATGACGGTCACTTCATCGCCCGCGTCGAAGCAGGGAGGCTCCCGCGGCTCACCACCATCGATCAGGTCTATCGCTACATGCGGCGCACCACCTCTGCGGTGCGCGACACCACGTCAACGTTCATCACAACCGAGGGGACGAAATGAGCTTATCCAGTGATTTGGCCTCGCTTGAAAACGAGATCGAAAGCCTGCGCGCCGAGGTCAAGATCCTGCGCGAGGCGCGCGCCGTGACAGATTTCGAAAACGCCGACTTGAAACACCGCCTCGCCAAGGCGGAGGCGCGCAACTCGGTGCTACTGATGCGCGAGACCACGCTCAAGACCATCGTCCGGCAGACCGGCGCCGGGCTGGTCGACAGCATCACCAAGTACACCGAGGAGACCAAGGACAATTTCTTCGAGCCGGAACCGCGCAAGGCAATCGCTGACGAGCGCAAGGGGTCGTCGCATGCATAAGCCGCGCACCATCACCTTGGAGCAGTACGAGGAAGCCGAGCGGCTGCAGCACGGCATCTGCAAGAGCTGCGGCGCCACCCGTGAGTGCTGCGAGCCCGACGCCCGCAACTACCGCTGCGACGAGTGCGGCGAGCGGCGGGTGTTCGGCCCGCATGAGTGGCTGATGGAGGGCCGCGTCACATGAGCAGCACACCACAGTTCATCAAAGAAGGCTGGAAGCAGCACGGTCCCGGCAAGTGTCGCTGCCCGAACTGCGGCAGCATCTGCTCGACCAACGCGATGGCACGCGCCCGCCATGTCTGCCCGCCCAAGCCGGAGCCGCCGCGGGCGCCACCGGAGATCAGCGCCACAACGCTGGTCGCCGCGGTCCGCAGCGCGATCAGGAGACCCAAACGTGACGGCTAACATCCACCACTGGAACCCCGCCATGCTGGCGCGGTTCACCGTGCTGTGCGCTGACGAGAGCCTGACCTTTCGCGCCATCCGCGATCTCATGAACGTCGAGTTCGACACCGACCTGAGCCGCAACGCCTGCATCGGCAAGGCGCGGCGGCTCAAGATGCCGCCGCGCGACCCCGTCAACAACCCGACGCTGAAGAAGGAGCCGACCGTGGCCAAGATCATCTTTCCGATCCAGCCCGAGCTGCCGCCGCGCTCGGCCGAGCCGTTCACCATCAGCATCTACCAGCTGCGCACCCACGATTGCCGTTGGCCGAGCGGCGAGCAACGGCCGCCGTTCACCTATTGCGGCCGCAAGGCGCTGAGCGGCCTGCCCTACTGCCCGACCCACACCCGGCTGGCGCGCAGCGGGCCGAGAGGACCGAAACCGCAGCCATGAAAACCTTCCTGATCGTGATGTCGCTCGCTGGTCCTACGCCGGAGAGCATCAAGGAGATGCCGGGTAACTTAAGCTGCCGGGTCGCGGTGGCGCGGCTGCGCACCGCCGCCGAGGATCCGCTGAAGGGCCGGGTGTTCTGCCAAGTCGCCAGGAAAGACTACGAATGATCGAGCCGCCGCCGAGCGTGGAAGAAGTCGAGGCCTTGATCGCGCGCATCGAGCGCATCCAGGTCAGCTGGCGTGGCAATGTCGGCTACGCCCGCAGCCTCGACATCGAGCTGCGGGCGCTGCGGCTGCTGCTGGCTCAGATCCTGCTGGCCAAGTAGGCCTCGAACGCCGCCTGCGCCGTCATCTTGTGGTGCACCCGGTTCAGCTTCATCTCATCGACGGTGCCGCGCGCGACGCAGACCCGCACCATCACCTGACGCTGCTGGCCGGAGCGGTTGAGCCGGGCGATGCACTGCTCCCAGTATTCGCTCGACCAGGTCGGCGACAACCAAGCCATATCCGCGCCGCCGTGCTGCAGGTTGAGGCCGTGACCGCCCGAGGCCGGGTGCAGCGCCATGAACGACAGCCTACGCGCATTCCAATCTGCGATATACTTGGCGGCCTGGGCGTCGCTGATGCCGGGCCCGAGGCAGGGCAGCTCGGGGCCGGTCGCGTCGCGCAGCGCGTCGAGGTCCTCGATGAACTCATAGATCAGCAGCGTCGGCGAAGTGGCGTTCTCGATCAGGTCGGCCAGCCACTCCAGCTTGGCGCTGTGGATCGGCTCGGCGATGCGCTTGTTGTCGTAGACGAAGCCGTTGGCGATCTGCGCCAGCTTGCCGGTGGCGATCGCGGCCGAGCGGGCGATCACGTCCTTGCCGCCGGTCTGGGTCAGCAGCTTGCGGTGCATGGTGGTGTATTTGTCGCGGGCATCGCCCGGCAGCTCGACATAGTCGAAGATGATGGTCGGCTCCGGCTGGATCAGCTCGCCCTCGGCGACGGTGGCGATGTGCGGCGCGATCTCGGCGTTGAGGCGGTCCTCGGCGCCGGGCAGCGCCGCCCACTCGTAACCGTTGTAGTCGGTCTGATAGAAATTTTTCTTCTTCCACTGGTAAAACGAGTTGCCCCACAGCTTGCCGCGGGTGACGACGCGCGCCGGCATGAACAGATCCTGGGCGCTGTTCGGCCGCAAGGTGCCGGTCAGCCCCCACACCATGCGCCAGCGATCGGCCATCTTGACCAGCTGCTTGGCCCGCTCGCCCTTCGGGCTGCGCAGCCGCGAGATCTCGTCGATCACCAGCAGATCGAAGATCGGATCATCGGCCGGCCGTTTCCAGATCTGCTCCAGCAGCCAGGGCAGGATGTCGATGCCGACGATGGTGACGTCACGCGACAGCTTGTTGAGATTGAGCTGGGCTGTGCGCTGCTCCGGTGTGCCGGCGAGGATGACGTAGCGCAGCTGGTTGACGTGGGCCCAGCTCTCGATCTCATCCGGCCACACCACCCGCGCCACCCGTTTCGGCGCCACCACCAGCGCGTGGCGGATCACCTGGTCGCGCTTAAGCTCCTCGATCGCGGTCAGCGCCGCCACCGTCTTGCCGCCGCCGGGGCGCAGCACGCACAGGTGCTCGTCATGGTCGTACAGCGCGGTGGCGATGCGCTGCTGGTAAGGTCTCAGATCGGACAGTTGTCGCATCAGATCACCATGTGATGTCGTTCATCGGGCGCACGATCGCCCAGTGTTCGATCCAACTCTCCTGGTGCAGGAACGCCGGGGCGTTGCGGACCGGGCGATAGATCGGCGCGCCGTCGTCGGCCTCGTCATGCACCAGGTTGAACTGCTCGGCACGTTCGCGGGCATGCCGCAAGGTGAAAGGGCCGTACACTGAGACCACGTCATCGACGTTCACTTTTTCACCGGTGTGGACATCCTCGCACGGCAGCTTGCGCAGGATGACCACGCACCAGGCGCTCAGCGTCTTCCTGCCATGATCTCGGAGACCCGCCCGGCGTTTGGCAGGCCGACCTGGTTGGTGATTTCGTGGTAGGTCAGATCGCTGTCCTTCAGCGCGCGAACCCGGCGCTTCTGCTCGTCGGTGATCAGCTGCGGGTGATCCGGCGCACGCCGCACCGCGTGCGCCCGCGTCATCAGCGAGTGCGCAATCATGCAGTGGTTGCGGGCGGCCTCGTCCATCACGCAGTAGGCCAGGGCCTCGGAGATGTGGGCACGCGCCAGGGGCACGTCGCTGGGCGGATTGTTGTCGAGGTATCGCGGTTGTTTCTTCTTCATAGTCCATGGCTCCCTTCGTGCTTCGAGTAATAGTAGGCGATGGTCTCCTCGCTCATCACCGGCAACCCTTTTGACCAGTGAAAACCCTGTTGCATGGTGACACGCAGCTCGGTCTCGATCGTCTCCGCTTCGTGCTTGTAAGTCTCCAGCAGGATCTCATCGTGGGTATGCAGCCGCACGTCGCGGCCTTGGTCCTCCAGTCGCACCAGGGTGCCGCGCAGGAAGTCGGCCGCGGTGGCCTGGGTGATGTTCTCCATGAACAGGCCGGGCCACAGTTTGACCCGGCCGTAGTTGCGCGCGAACATCAGCTCGCGGCGCTTCTCGCCGGTCGGCTTGTCGTCATCGTCGAGCACGTCGACGGTTTCCATGCGCAGCGCCCGGTAGGTCAGCCAGCGCCCCGACGGCAGCTGGCACAACAGCGAGCCGCCGAGATACTCCGCGAGGTAGATGAAGCCGACCCGGCCGGCCGGGACGAACAGATGCGGCACGTTGCGCGCCATGGTGGCGGCGTCCCACAGCTCGCGCGAGAACGTATTGACCCACGGGTTGGCGGCGCGCCAGCGCTCGACGATCTCGCGGGCCTCGACATCGTTGAGATGCAGGCCATAGCCGGCCGCCATCGCCTGCAGGGCGCCGACGCCGCCGCAGAAGCCGAGCGCCAGCTCGGCGACCTTGCCGCGCTGGCGGATCGCCTTGGTGACGTGCTCGATCTCGATGTGGGAGAGGTTGGCGGCGGTGCGGGTGTAGATGTCGGGGATGGTGGGATCGGCGTCGACGGCGCGGAAGATCGCCAACCGATCGCGCGCGCCCTTCAGGTGATCGCACAGCCAGGGCAGCACCCGCGCCTCGATCTGCGACCAGTCCGACCAGACGAACACGCGATCGTTGCGTGGCACAAAAGCCGGACGAATAAGCAGGGATAATTTACGGGCGACCGGGTCGTCGCCGTTGCCGGCAAAGGCGCGGTAGTCGTGGCCGTTGAGCAAGAGGTCGATCAGCTCCGGCTCGTTGTCGAGGTGGTCGCGCGCCAAATTGTGCACCTGGACGCCGCGGCTCGACGCCCGGCCGGTTTGTCCGGCGCCGTTGAAGACGTATTGCCCATACAGGATGCCGTCGACCTGCTGGTTCAGCATCTTGGCGAACTTCAGCGGGGTTTTGGCGCCGCCGTAGAGCCGGATCAGCAGCACCCGCAGCGTGTTGTCCAGCTCGGGCTGGGTGTTGCTGATGTAGGCAATCAGCCGCTCGACCCGGCGCCTTGTCAGCGCGAACTTGGCCGGCCGAATGATCTCGCCGTCGTCGTCGATCTCCTCCTCGCGCTTGGTCAGGATCTCGCGGCCCTCGGCCGGCAGCCGCGCCAGCAGCCACTCGGTGATCACCTTGACCTGGTCGACCGAGTGCACCGCGCCGTCGGTCAGGCGGGACAATTCGCTGCGCGAGGCGTCGCGGTCCTGGGCCGCCAGGATGGCGGCGCTGCGCACCATGTCGATGTCGATCGCAGCACCCCGCTCGTTGATGCGCTCCATCGCCCAGTATTCCTTCCACTCGGCGAGCGGCAGCTGCCGGGTGCGCTGGAACACGCCACGCATCGCCTCGATGTCGGCGCCGGCGTAGCGCAGCAAATGCTGGTACAGCTCGGGGTGGCTCTGTGGGGTGGCGGTGCCGGCGTGGCTGCGCAGCGCGCTCGCGATCTGAAGCTGCAACGGCGTCTTGTTCTGGGTCGAGATCTTCTTCGGCTCCGGCCGCGGCGGCTGTGGCGGCAGGCAGAACAGCCGTAATAGGCCAGTGCCGGAGGCATCCTTGTGGTAGGGCGAGCCGGACATCTTGGCCGCCATCGACAGGTCGGGCGGCAGCCCGGCGGCGGCGGCCTGCACCATCGGGTCGATGAGGTGCTCGGGCTCCAGCACCGGGAAGCCCAAGGTGGAGAAGTTCCAGATCGCCTTGTCGAAGCCGGCGTTCCAGGCCGCCCATTTTGCAGCGCCACGCTGCACTTTGGCGTGGAACCGCTTCAGCTCGTCGGGAACCTGGGACCAGTCCAGGGTGGCCCCACCATCGAATGCGGACAGGTGGACCGTATTCACCGGGCCGAGCCCGATCGCCCAGGCCAGGATGATGGCCGAGGCCTCGGTGGCGTAGCGCACCGCGCCGGCGTCGATCTCGGTTAAGGAGCGGGTTTCGAAGTCGATGAAGCCGAGGTTGTCGATGGCAAAGGTCGCGCCCGCGTCGCGGTCGTCCATGGTCCGGTTTCCTGTCTGAAAGCGGCCGCCGGCGCGAGAAGCGGGCGCTGGCGGCCCTGGCGAGGTCAGCGAGCGGTTGGCCGGCGGCGCTGGCCAGTATGGGCCTGCTGGGTGGAAACCGGCTCCACGGGCGGCGCTGACACCCACGGCGGGGTCGGTTCCACCGGCTTGGACGTGGTCTCGGCCTGCTGCACTGGCGGCTTCTTGGCCTTGGCCTTGGCCTGCTTTGGCGGCGCCTTGGGCTCCTCGGGCGGCGCCAGCGGCGTTGCCTCGCCGGCGACATGGCCGAGCATGTCGGCCCAGCCGGTCACCGTGAACACCGGGGTGTAGATCCGGCCCCATTTGGTGTGATCGTAGTAGTCCGAGCCCAAGGTCAGCACCGGGCAGGGATGGCTGGGGTCGGCGGCGAGCTGCTTCTGGATCTCGACCAGCAGGGCGTCGACGCCGCGCATGCCGCCGACGCTGGCGGTCTTGTAGCTGACTTCGACGCCGGCATCGGCGCCGTCGAGGCACTTCAGCTCGAAGCCGCGCTGCTCGGCGTACGGCGTGGTGTAGATCGGCGGCGGTCGCAGCGGCTTCGGCTCCATCATCGAGGCCATCACCTCGCCCTGCAGCTCGTTCTTCTGGCCCTCGCCGGTATCGACCCAGCAGCACCAGCCGTGCGCCAGGCTCATGATGTTGACGACCCAGTGCGAGCCCTCCTGGACGTCATCGTTGCCGGCGCCGAACACCCACTCGCTGCTCTTCAGCATACGCAGGAACGGCTTGCCGCCGCCGGCGATCACGGTGGTGGCGCGGCTTTCGGCAATGCCGGCGAGCAGCTTGGCGGCGTGCTCGGCCGGCAGGGTGGTGGGCATCTTCTCGTTCATCGCAGTTCTCCTGTTTCCTGTTGGCGCCCATCATCGGCTGGCGGCCTCGCCGGTTGGTCGAGCAGCGCGCGGATGCGCCGCGCGTATTCGATAAAATCCAGCGCGTGGCAGTAGCCATGGCCACGCTTGCACTTGTCGCCGCAGCACAGCGCGCGGCGGATCTCGGCATCGGTCGGCATCATGACTTAGCCTCGTCAATTCGCTGCTGCATCTCACGGGCAAAGTCGCACAGCTCTTTGTCGATCAGATCCATCTTGCGCAGGTCGGCCGCGGTCGGCTCGGCGTCAGGATCCATGATGGCCAGAATGCTGTTGAACAGATGTTGCGCGCCGGCCATGAACGCGGTCCGGCACTCGTCGATCTGGACCTGCGGGGCGTCGGGCGGCAGCACCATTCTGTGGTAGCCGACCCAGCCGGCTTTGATCAGCAAGCCTTGGTCGGCCAGCATCTTGGAGGCCTCGGCGGTGAAGCGCTTGAGCTGCTCCGGATCCATCCTGTCGGTGGCCTCGGCGATGAAGCGCTTGAGCTGCTCCGGATCCGGATCCATCCTGTCGGTCATGACTTGCTCAGCTCCTTCAGTGAGGCGCGGAATTGCTCGATCGCGAGCGCACGCTCGACCACGGGCGCCGGGTCGGAGGTCGCGGCGATCGTGGTCTCGGTCGACGGCGGCGCCACCCGCAGCTCGTCCGGGATCTTGACGCCAAGCCGCTTGGCAGTGGCATCGGTCGACTGGAAGGTCTGCAGCTTTCTCTGCCAGATCTCGTCACGCTTGAAACCGAGCAGCTGCAGTTCGGCCCAAACGATCTCCTCATCGACCCACTGCCGCTGTTTGGCCTTGGCCTTGAGCCGCCAGCCCGGCACCTGGCCGCCGTCTTCGAGGTAGGCGTGCAGCTGATCGTTGACGCTCTTGGTGTACATCGCCAGGATGTCGACCAGGGTCTTGGCGCGCCCCAAATACTCGCCGTAGGCCGTCACCGCGTGCTTAGAGGCGTCGGCGGTTTCGCGCGGCACCACACCGAGCGCCGAGAGATCGAGCAGCGGCCCGGTCCACAGCCTGCAATTGATCTTACACGGCGCGAAGCGGCAGTGCTCGCCCTTGGCGCGCGGCGGGTCGCGGTCGGTGGCGGTCATCACCGCGCGCTGCAGATCCTCGACGAACCATTTGATCTCCTTGCGCGAGATCGCGACATGGCTGAGCGCCGGCTCCAGCCGGGGCTGGATCACCGCGACCACCAGATGCGGGGCGATGCGCTTGGTGCCGTAGACGTGCGGGCGGTACAGATGCCGCGCGCTCGACAATGCCGCCGCGGTGTAGAACATCAGCTGGGCGTTGACCTTCTCGCCCAGCTCGTCCTTGGTGATGACGTGCACCGGCACGCCCTGGCCGAACTTCCAGTCGACATGCAGCGCATGCGAGGGCGAGCGCAGGATCACGTCGACGGTGCCGAAGGCGCCGGGGATGCCGGGAAACTTCACCCGCTGCTCGACCGCGACCACCTCAAAGTCGCCGCCGTAGGCCTGCTCCAGCTTATCCAGCGCATCGAGCGCCGGCAGGATCATGGTGTCGAGGTGCTCCTTGGTCAGCGCGCGGTCGTGAAAGCAGTTCGGCGGCGCCAGCTTGTCGAGATAACTGTGCGCCAGATTGCGGCAGTCGCGGTTGACGCCGTCCATGCGCTTTTGCATCAGCAGCGCCATCACGGCGTGCATCGCGGTGCCTTCCTCGGCATACTCGCTGGGGATATCGGCGCTGCGCGGCAGCGCCAGCGTCGCCTGGTAGGAGCCGGGACAGTTCAAGACACGGCCGGCATTGCTGCCGCCGACGATCGCGGAGTGCTCAGACATCAGATATCCTGTTTTAAGTTTCAACCAACCTGTTTGCGGAGGCCAGATTGACCAATGTCAATGCCAAAGTCAAGGAACTGACGATCGAGCGCGCGCTGACCTTGCAGGTGACGCTGGCCGGCGGCATCGCGCTGAAAGTCAAAGTCATTGGGCGCCGCGGGTTCGTCGATCGCCTGGTGCTGCTGCCGGGCGGCAAGGTGTTGTTCGTCGAGCTGAAACGCCCGATCGGCGGCCGGCTGTCGCCGCAGCAGCGCGCCTTCCATGCTGAACTACGGAACCTGAATATGACAGTTGCGTCGGTGAAAAATTCAGCGGAGATTGCCAGGCTGTTATCCACCGCGAAATGAAAAACCGGGCCGTGTGCGCGACCCAGTTAATCAACCACCGATGGCATCCCGCTAAGAATGCATCTAAGCCAACCCCCTCAGGGGACCAAGGAGAGTTGAACCGTGAGCCATAGTGACCTAACCGCCCACCGATTGCAACTGCTGGCCTCCGGCTATCGCATCATCCCGACCCGCGGCAAGCGGCCGCTGCTCAAAGGCTGGAACACGCCGGGCTACCTGAAGCAGGAACTGACCGACAACGCCAAGCGCACCGCGGTGGCGCGGGTGACGAAATGGCCGCGGCTGTACCCGCATCTCGGCTCGACCGGGATCCGGCTCGAGATCGGCACCGGCGCCGTCGACCTCGACGTCGATCACCCCCTGGCCGACGCGGTCATGGCCGAGATCGAGCTGATCGCGCCCGAGGTGTTCGCGACCGCGCCGACGAGGTTTGGCGGCGGCATGCACAAGCGGGCGCTGTTCGTACGGATCGAGGACGGCGGCGAGCCGTTCGTGCGGATCGCCAGCCACCGCTACCACGCCCCCGGCAATGCGGCCCACGATCACTGCGTCGAGATCTTCGGCGGGCAGCCGGCCTCGACCGGCAACTGCTCGCGCCACATGGGGGTCGACGGCCCGCACAGCTACGCCGAGGACGAGGTCACGGTGGCGGCGCAGTACCGCTGGGATCCGGCCGTGCCGGCGCTGTGGCAGGTGCCAGTGGCGGGCCTGCCGGTGCTGACGCGGGCCCAGGCCGGCGCGATCGCTGACGCCTTCGACCGCTTGGCAACCGAGGCTGGCTGGCAGCGCCTGGTGGCGCGGGAGCCGAGCGAGGCCGGCACTGCGGTCTACGACATCGATGCGGCGACCCGGTTCGACGTCTGGCACGGGCCCGACCAGGTGACGTATGAGGAGCTGATCGACCTGCAGGCCGGGATGCGCGACTTGCGGGTCTCCGCCGGCTTCATCGACGGCGGCAGCAATCGGACCCGGTGCTGGGCGTTCTGGTCGAAGCGGCACGCCTGCGTCGCGGTGTACGACCACGCCGAGGCCGTCACCCACTACCCGGCCGAGCTGCAGCCGGAGCCGGACGTGCTGCAGGCGCAGCTGAAGGGGCTGCAGGACGAGCAAAGCGAGCCGCCTGGTGCGGCGCCGCCGCGGCCGGCCGATACCGCCTCGATCCCGGACAAGGCGCTGTGGCTGCTGCTGAGCTACGGCTATTGCGGCAGGCTCGACACCATGGTCGAGCTGTACAAGCCGGATGACGACTGCCAGATCAAGCCGAGCGGGTTCCAGCGGTTGTACCGGGCCTGGCGCGAGGAGACGGTCGGGCCACGCGGCGGCCGGGTGTTCACCTACGCCACCGGCTACTGGGAGGTGAACCCCGGCCGGGTCGACGTCGAGGGGGTGCGGATGCGCCCCGATCGGCCGTTCCCGACCTATGTCGAGAACGGTCGCACTTTCAAGAACACCTATTTGCGACCGCAACACAGCGGCACCGGTGACATCCAGCCCTGGCTCAGCTTCATGGCGCATCTGCTGCCTGATCACGCCGAGCGGGACTGGTTCTACAACTGGCTGGCGCATAAGCACCGTCACCCCGGCGTGCCCGGCGTCGCCGTCATCATGGTGGCAACCGGACCGGAGGGGCCGGTCTACGGCGCCGGCCGCGGCCTCCTGCGCGACATCATCAGCCGGCTGCTGGGGCCGCAATACGTCAAGCCGATCGATTTCGACGTGTTCACCGGCCGCTCGGCGCAGGGCACCTACACCGACTGGGGCGCCTACGCCACGCTGATCACCGTCAACGAGGCCAAGGACACCCCGGAGAGCGGGCGCTGGACCGAGCGCCGCGCGGTCTACGAGCGGCTGCGCGAGATCGTCGACCCGCGCGCGATCGAGCGAACCTTTCAGCGCAAAGGCCAGCAAGCCTTCACCGGGTTAAGTTTTGCGTCCTACCTGGTATTCTCCAACAACCGCGACGCGCTGCAGGTGCCGGAGGGTGATCGCCGCATCGCGGCGCTGGCCAATGGCGGGCGGATGTCGCCGGAGATGGCGGCCCAGCTGCAGGCCTGGATGGATCAGCCCGGCAACATCGCCGCGCTGGCGCACTGGCTGGAATGGCGAGACCTTCGCGCCTTCGACGTCTACCTGCCGCCGGAGACCGAAACCAAAACCGTGATGCAGGAGCTGGCCCGCAACGAGCTGGAGGAGGCCTTCAACATCGTTCGGCACTGGATCGGACCACGGCGATTGTTCACCGGCGCCCAGGTCCGAGCCGCGGTGCTGAGCGAGCTAAGCGATGTGATCTCCGCGGACATGGTGCGGCAGTGGGTGACGCGACAAATTCGGGCTGACGCGAGCCAAGTCGGGGACCACCGAACCCTCCCATCGGAGGGCCGGCACAAGATCCTGGGATGGCGTGGGGTCGACCATTCGTGGGTGGGGGATGACGTGATGCGAGCCAGGGAGGCGGTTCACCAGACCGAATTGCTGCTGAACAAGGACAGTCGGTGGTCAGGCCAGGCTCGGTGACAGTGGGCTGGTGGCAGCTAAAAACATCAATAGTATCAAGATGGTCGCGGTTGGGCTGCCACCGACTGCCACCGAGAACGCTACCTTTTTCTTTATATATATATTTATTATATATGTATCCTTATCTATAGCTGTAGCGCTGACCAGAACCTCGGTGGCACTCGGGGTCGGTGGCAGTCGCGGCAACCTCGACCACCCGGTGCAGGCTCACGGGAACACCCGTGCCGCCTTGCGCAGGATCTTCACGATAATCGCCAGCTGCCTGGCCGACAGCTCGTAGTCGGCCCGGTAGCGATCGCCGACATCACGGGAAAAACTGATCTCCCAGTCGGTCAGCACTTGGGCGGCGATCGCGGCGTTGGCGGCGATCCGCCGCAGCAGGTTCAGCAGGTCGGCGTCGGGCTCGGGCCGTGGCTTCTGCCGCGGCGGCGGCGGTGGCGGTGGCGGCCGCGACGAGGTGGTAGCGCCGAGCGCCTCGGCGATCAGCTCGTTGATGGTCTGCTTGCGGCTCTCGGCCATCTTGCTGAGCATCGCGGCGGCGTTGGCACGTTCGCCGTCGAAGGCGCTGCCCAGCATGCCGATCAGCTTGGTGATGCGGGTCTTGTCGGCCTGGTCCATGGGGTGGCTCCTAGCGGGGGTGGAAGATCAGCTGGCCGGCGCGGCTGTCGACCGTGAACGGGCCGATGCCGTCGACCACCGGGAAGGCCAGCAACGGGTCGCCGCTGTCCGAGACCAGGGCTGTCACCTCGCGCAGCACGTGGTCGCCGAGCACCAGGGTGTCGATCGTCACCGACTTGGCGGTGTGGAAGCTGCCATTGGCGAGCTTGACGTTGACCGGGGTGGGGTTGGGCCTGGCGCGGCCGAGCGCCAGCAGCCGGTTGGCCATCCCGGTCGGGATCTGGGACAGGGTGGCGCCGGTATCGAACAGCATCAGGAGCTGCTCGCCGCCGACGGTGACCTGGAGCTGGACGCCGTTGCCCTTGCGGTAGGACAGCAGTGGCACGGCGTCGAGTTTGACGACGCGCTGGGTGGCGATCGGCCGCGGCACCACCGCGGCGACCGGGGCCTCGATGACGCCGATGCAGGTGGTGGTCACCGCCGAGGCGGCGGTGACCGGGGTGACGCTCAGCAGCAGCAGGATCCGAGCGGCGAGCAGCAGGCGGCGCATTTCAATCTTCCTCGATGATGGTGATGATGTCGCCGATCGCGAGCGTGCAGCGCTTGGCCAGCTCGGTCACGGCGTCGGCGATGGCGTCGTCGACGTCGATCTCGTCGACGTCGATCTCGACGCGGTCTAGCTCGCCGCCGGCGCCGTTCAGTCTGACGATGATCTTCATGGTTCAGCCTCCCAGGCGGGTGATGACGTTGTCGATGATGGCGTAGTTGACGGGGTCGGCGCTCTCGACTACGCGGTGCTCGCGCACCGCGGTCCAGCGGCACGACAGGTCGGTGGCGTAGAACTCGGCCTCGGCCTTGGTGGCGAAGCGCACGGCGTTGCCGCACCATTTGCCGCTGCTGTCGGCGATCACTTCCGCCATCCACGAGGTCGGCGTCGCGGCCTTCGGTGCCAGGATCTCGACCGGGACAATCACGGCGGTGAAACCGTAGCGGGTGTAGACCCGCTGCTGCGACTGGGCGAGGTCGAGCCGCGAGCACCAGGTCTTGACCTTGGCGGTCAAGCCATGGCCCCACACCGCGACGGCGTGGGTGTAGATCTTGTCGGTGGTCGCGATGGTGCTGTTGCGGGTGCCGATGATCTGGCCGTTGTGGCGGGCGACGTATTTGACGCGAGACATGGAAGCTCCCTTACAGGATCTGGGGTTGGACAAGGATGGCGTAGCCGAGCGCACGGATGTGCTCGATCGCCTCTCGGGTGAGGGTCTTGGTGCCGGTCAGCTTGGCGAAGATCTTCGCCTTCTCGCAAACCGGGTAGTAGGCGGTGTTGCCGTAGACGTTCTTGATCGCGATGGTGATGGACATGGTGGCCTCGGCGGCGTGATTGCCTAATGCCAATCTTATATGACCAGTGGTCCGGGTTGGTCAAGCGCTAAAATTGATATTTTGCAATTTATTTTTGTTGACGGCACCGGACCATTGGTCCTAAGGTGGCGAGGTGCATCCACAACAGGAGAACGTGATGACGGACCGCTCTATTAAGGACTACAGCTTTGGCGACGATATCGTCGCCGTGGCAACGATGATCGAAGGCAAGAGCTACAAGGCCTATTTGGTCAAGGGCGACAAGGTCGACGTTGACGCTGCCGGCTACGGCTCGACCGTGCTGGAGGCAATCGCCAATCTGACCGAGGCGCTGCGCAAGGCGGAGGCCGAGCAATGAGACGCGAGGTTGCCATCAAGAAGCTCGGCAGGCTGCTCGGCAAGCAGCTCGGCTACCGCGTTGATCCCAAGGCGCCGGATCAGGAGGCGCGCGACGAGGCGCGCCTCAAGCTGCGCGCGGAGATGCAGCGGCGTCAGCAGTTGGGTGAGGCGGTGGAGGCGCGCCGGACGGCGTTGCTGAACGCCGATCCTGACTACCAGCGGTTGAAGGCCGCCTATGGCGAGGCGCGGCAGAGCTGTGAGGCATTGTCGGCGATCACGGGCCATTATCGCTTCACCGTCGGGGTCTCGAACAGCCTGTTCTTCACCGTCAAGGCGCAGGGCGACAGCTGGGAAGACGTGATCCGCAAGTTGACCGCGGAGGCCAAGTCATGAGCTGGCAGCACCAACGCGAGATGACGCCGGCGCAGTTCGAGGCGGCGCTCGGCAAGTTGAAGCTGACCCAGGCCGCCGCGGCTCGGTTTTTGGGCATCACCGCGCGCCAGGTCGCCCGGCTCAAGGTCGGCGAGCGCGTGGTGAAGGTCGAGACCGCACTGCTGCTGCGCTCGATGATCGCGCACGGCGATCAGCCGGTGGTGCCGAAACCAACCGGGAGGCCGCAATGGTGACGCGCATGACGCTGGTTAAAATCAGTGTCTATAGCTTCTGGCTGCTGGTGCTGGTCTGGCTGTTCAGCTGACCGTTGACGACGCTCCGGATCCGGTGTCTTTTGCCTGGGCCCCACCACTTGGTGGGGCCTCGGTCGTTTTGGGCGTCGAAGATGTGGATGTCGGGCATGTCGGGCATGAAGATCGTACCACTGATCGCGGCCTCGGAGGCCGAGAGCCGCGATCAGCTGCTCTTGCACCTGCAGGAGACCAGCTACCGGCTGGTGGTGGCGCTGGACGAAAAAATCCAGCGATTAGAAGCACGTATCGCGAAATTGGAGGGCGGGGTGGTTCCGCCGTTAAATGGCTAACGCCAAACGCAAAACCCCAGACACTCTTGCTCACATGCGTTCCTTGGCGCGCGGCTACACCGCGTCCTGCATCAAAACGCTGGGCGGCTACGCCAATGGCGCCGAGACCGATGCCGACATCAAGCTGCGCGCGATCGGCATGCTGCTCGACCGCGGCTGGGGCAAGCCGAACCAGCCGCACACCGATGCCGAGGGTGGCGATCTGAAGATCATTTTGCGCACCATCGTGGACAAGAAACCATGAGCGAGACCGCCGTCGCCGTACTGCCGTCCTGGCTGCGCGGCCGCGGCAACAGCTGCGAGACCTGCGTCAGCTGGAGCAAGGACAAGTACATCGAGTACTGCGGCATGTGCACCAACCCGGCCTCGCTCGACAGCGGCGAGATCACCGACAGCCGCTATCGCTGTTCGAAATTCGAGCGAAGGAGCTGACACCATGGCGGAGAGCATGAGCCTGGGCGCGCAGCGGGTGCGCGAGAGCTTCAACCCGAGCGGCACCGAGATGGCCACGATGGTCGACAAGCTCAAGCGCTACACTGCGGATTTGATCGACCTGTGCGAGGAGCTGAAGCACCTCGACCCGCGGCTCGCCAGCTTGGCGCAGACCGCGTATGAGGAGGCGGCGATGTGGGCGGTGAAGGCGGCTACCACGAAGAAATGATTGATGTGCTGATCTACCTGTCGGTGTTCCTGCTCGGCTTCATCACGTTTCCGCTGATGTTGTGGCTGATGCAGTCAATGTTGCGACGGACGTGGCCGATGGATGATGAGCAATGAGCACAAGTCGGCAAACCCATCTTAATCAGCAAGACGGTAAGCGCTCCGTGCAAAAGCAACGTCGGGCGCAGATGTACAGCGACTTTGCTGTCGTCAAGCGGGGGCCGAGCAAGGATGAGTTACGCGCAGCTGCCGAGCGGGCACTCGGCGAGTGGCAGCTCAAAAATCAACCTCGCACCTCTAACCTGAGTGATCACCTGCGGAAGAAATACTGATGAAGCACGTGGCGTCTGATGAGTTCGTGATGCCCGCCAACGACTGGTGGCCGCGCGACCACCAGATGAAGCTGTGGCAGTATCTGCAAGGCGGCGGCGACCGCGCGGTGGCGATCTGGCACCGCCGTGCCGGCAAGGACGAGATCTGCCTGCACCACGCCGCGATGTCGGGCTTGAAGCGGATCGGCAACTACTGGCACTGCCTGCCGGAGTATAACCAGGCGCGCAAGGCGATCTGGACTGCGATCAACGCCCACACCGGCAAGCGCCGGATCGATGAGGCCTTCCCGCCCGAGATCCGCGCCAACACCAACGACAACGAGATGTTCATCCGGCTGCACAACGGCTCGACGTTTCAGTGCATCGGCTCCGATCGCTACGACGCCGCGCTCGGCGCCGGCCCGGCCGGCATCACCTATTCCGAGTACGCGACCGCGAACCCGAGCGCCTGGGCCTATCATCGCCCGATGCTGCAGGAGAACCATGGCTGGGCGGTTTTCATCACTACGCCGCGCGGTCACAACCACGCCAAGGCGATCTACGAATATGCCCAGCGCACCCGCGGCTGGTTCGCCGAGGTGCTCACCGCCGAGCAGACTGGCGCGCTGACGCCGGCCGAGCTGGCCGAGGCGCTGAGCGAGTATCAATCGCTGTACGGCCTCGACATGGGCACCGCGGCGTTCGACCAGGAGTATCTCTGCAGCTTCAACGCGGCGATCGTCGGCGCCTTCTACGCGCGCGAGATGAGCGAGGTGCGCAACGAGGGCCGTATCACCGAGGCCGCGATCGCGCTGCCCAACGTGCCAGTGCATCGCGCCTGGGATCTCGGGGTCGGCAATGACACCAGCATTTGGTGGTTTCAAATGCGCGGCGCGCAGCTCGTCATCCTCGACCACTACGCGACCTCAGGCGTCGGCGTCGAGCACTACGCCGAGGTGATCGAGAAGCGCAAGCAAGAGCACGGCTGGCTCGACGGCGTCGACTTCGTGCCGCATGACGCCAACGTCAAGGAGTGGGGCACCGGCCGCACCCGGATCGAGACCATGGGGCTCTTGGGCCTGCATCCGAGCCCGGTGCCGATGGCGACGATCGACGACGGCATCCAGGCGGTGCGCCGCACTTTGCCGCTGTGCGTGTTCCACCCGCGCTGCGAAGCCGGCGGCATCAGCGCGCTGGAGCAGTATCGCCGCGAGTGGGACGATGATAAGAAATGTTTCAAGGCCTCGGCCTACAAGGATTGGACCACCGACCCGGCTGATGCGTTCAGATACCTGGCGCAGGCCTGGAAGCCGGCGCCGTTGCGACGTGTCAAGCCGCCAGCCCCAACCGGCTGGATCATCCCGCCGCCACCGGACAGTCGCCGGGGCGGCATCGTTCTATAAGCCCGCCAACAACCAGAGGAAACCCCATGCAGCCACGACCATTTCTGGCGATGATCACCCCCATCGACACCGGCCCAGTCGATCCCGGCTACGGCGTCGGCATCGGCAGCCCCGGCCGCCCGACGCATCCGATCGCGCCCGGCGGCCCGCCGCCCGGCTACTGGGGCGGCATCGCCCCGCCCTACCCGGATCAGGGTCTGCCCGGCGGCCAGCCGCATCCGTCGCACCCGATCGCGCCCGGTGGCCCGCCGCCTGGCGTGTGGCCCAACCCGCCCGGCCAGGGCCCCGGCAATCCGCCCGGCTTCTGGGGCGGCACGGCGCCGCCTTACGTCGACATTGGCGGACCAGGGCCACAGCCGCAGCCGCCACAGCCACCGGTGGGCGGACGGCCGCCGGATGGCGGGGTCGGGATCTCGCAGCTGCCCAACATGATCTGGGCCTATGTGCCCGGTCAGGGCTGGATGTGGGTTCAGATGCCCGGCGGAGGCGGTGGAGGCGGTTCGCCGCCACGGCCGGACCACACCCTGCCGGGTCAGCAGCCGCACCCGGATCATGGTCTGCCGGGCCAGCAGCCGCACCCCGACCACAGCCTGCCGGGCTCGCAGCCGCACCCGGATCAGGGCCTGCCAGGTTCGCAGCCACAGCCCTCGCACCCGATCGCGGGACAACCGCCGAGCCAGCCGGCACCGTCGCCGACCAAGCCGGCCTGACCGAGGCGGAGACCCTGGCGCGCTACTCGACGCCAGGGCTCCGACGCAATACGCTGGCCTGAAGGATGCGACAGCGGAACTGACGGGAAAGCCACGTCATGGCCGACGACGCACCTGTGGAAGCCGACCTGCGGCACGATGATCAGGAATACAATCCAGCCGTCGAGCCGCAGAAATCGAAGGCGTGGCTCAACCTGCTGCTGGAGAGCGAGAAGGCGTTCGAGGACTGGAACGACCGCTGCGACAACATCGATCTGCTGTACGCCTCGCTCACCCGGCTCGCCACCAACACCTACGGCGACGGCTTCGCCGCGCGCGACAAGCAGTTCGCGATATTTTGGGCGAACTGTGAAGTGATCAAACCCTCGATCTACGCCAAGCCTCCCGTTCCGGTTGTGGTGCCGAAATTCAAAGATCGGAGACCGGTGTACCAGGCGGCTAGCGAGTTCATGGAGCGCTGCTGCATCGTCAGCTTCGATCTTACCCGCATCAACGACCTGATGCTGTTGGTGCGCGATGACGTTGCATTGCTCAGCCGCGGCGTTGCCTGGTGCCGCTACGAGAGCGCCGGCGAGGGTTATTACGCCACCGAGCGGGTCTGCGTCGACTTCAAAGCGCGGCGCGATTTCCTGCACAGCCTGTCGCCGAACTGGCGCGAGGTGACCTGGGTCGCGGCCGCAAGCTACCTGACGCGATCGCAGGCGCGCGAGCGGTTCTTCCCACACTCAGGCAACGCCTACCAGGACGCCGATTACAAGGTCAACAAAGAGAGCCAGGAAGTCGGCGGCGGTGACAACCGTGAGCGCGCTGCGTTCTGGGAGATCTGGGACAAGGCCTCGCGCCGCGTGGTGTGGGTGGCGCACGGCTGCGAGGACATCCTCGACGAGGACGACCCGCATCTCGAACTGCAAAACTATTTCCCGTGTCCGAAGCCGGCCTACGCCACCACGCAGCGCGGCTCGCTGGTGCCGGTGCCGGACGTGATGCAGTACAAGGACCAACTCGACGAGATCAACATGCTGACCGCGCGGATCCACGGCCTGGCCGACGCGCTGGAGTTGAAAGGCTTCTACCCCGCCGGCGGCGGCGAGATCGCCGAGGCGGTCGAGACCGCGGTGAAGACCCACAGCTCCAGTCGCGTTCTGGTGCCGGTGGCGAACTGGGCCGCGTTTGGCAACGTCGGCAAGGATCCGATCATCTGGATGCCGATCGACATGGTGTCGCAAACCGTGATCGCGCTGGTGACGCTGCGCAAGCAGATCATCGACGATATCTATCAACTCACTGGCATGGCCGACATCATGCGCGGCGACACCGATCCGGACGAGACCTTGGGCGCGCAGCAGCTCAAGACGCAGTACGGCACCACGCGGATCCGCGACAAGCAGCAGGAGCTGGTGCGGCTGGCGCGCGACCTGGTCGAGATCAGTAGCGAGATCATGACGCAGAAGTTCAAGCCGCAGACCATGATCGAGATGAGCCAGACCCAGCTGCCGACCACGCGCATGGTCGAGCGCCAGGTGCAGCAGCTCGAACAGCAGCTGCAGCAGCAGATCCAAACCTTTCAGCAGCAGATGGCGCCACCACCGCAACTGGCGCCTCCGCAAGGGCCGCCTGGTCCCCCAGCCGGTCCTGTGCCAGGCGGCCAGCTACCGCCTGGCGCAAGCCCGCCAGGCGGCGGATCACCGCCTGGCGGGCAACCACCGCCCAACCCGCAAGCTGATCAGCAGCGCCAGCAGCAGATGCAGCAGGCGCAGACCCAGCTGGAGCAGATGGTGACCGAGATCGAGCAGGCGCAGCAGCAGGTCACGATCGAGCAGGTGCTCAACTTCCTGAAGGACAACCGCGCCAAATCATTCGTGCTCGACATCGAGACCGACAGTACCATCATGGCTGACGAGAACGGCGAGAAGCAGCGCCGCACCGAGTTCGTCGGCGTGCTCGGTCAGCTGCTGCCGCAGCTGGCGCAGATGATTTCCGCCGATCCGTCGACCGCGGATTTCTGCGGCGAGCTACTCAAGTTCGCCACTGCGCCGTTCCGCGCCGGCCGTGCGCTTGATGGTGCGATCGACGAGCTGGTCGAGCAGATGAAGGCCAAGGGCCAGGGCCCGCAGGGCCAGGATCCGACCACGGCGCAGGGCCAGGTCATGCTGCAAATCGAGACCATGAAGGACGCCACGGTGCGCGCCAAGAACCAGGCCGACGCCAAGCTGGCGGCCGACAAGCTCGCGATGGAGAACGCGCACTTCCAGCAGAAGCTGCAGAGCGACGCCACCATGAAGCAGATGGATATGTCGGGCCAGGCTGGTAAGGCGGAGGCCGACGTTGCGGTGCAGGGACAGAAGATGCAGGAGAGCCAGCAGGCGCACCAGGCCGAGATGGCGAAAGCGCAGGCCGAGCTGCAGCTGACGCAGCAGAAGGCGATGCTGATGGCGGCGCAGCACCGCATGAAGGCCAGCGACATGGCGGCGCGCCAAAGTGAGCGGCAGGCGGCAATGCAGATGAAGGCGCAGCAGCCGCCGCCGGCGCCGGGAGGGATCTGATGGACCGCAGCAAGGAGTGGATGGCCGAGCACGGCGAGCTGGAGCGCTACGAGAAAGTCTATGCCCGGCTGCGCGCGGCGTTCGGTCGCGCGCCAACCCATCAGGAGGTCACCAACGCGATGGACGATGACGTGATCGAGAGCTTCACCAAAGCCATCAAGGACGACTGAGATGCCGGTCGAGCAATACGCCGACGACGACAGCGCGACGCCCTACAGCAGCGCCAGCAACATGGCAATCCAGCCTGACTACCCGCCGCGGCCGCCGCCGCGCGACGCGCGCTGGGTGATGGGCGCGCTCGCCGCGCAGGACCAGTACCAGCCGGTGCGCGATCCCTGGAGCATCGGCACTGGTTTGCCTGATGTCGGCAGCCCGCTGATCTCGCCAGGGCCGCAGGTCTCCGCCGGCGTGCCGGCGGTCAACCGCGCGGCGGATGTGGCCTCGCGCGTACCCGGTCACATGATGGGCGGCTTGCTCAGCATGCCGCAGCAGCTGCTCGAGAACTCGCAGGAGGCGCTCAACACCGGCACTTATGATCCGCGCGGCCCGGTCAACGCGGCGCTGATGACGATGGGCGCCGGCGGCATCGTCGGCGTGCCGGTCAAGGGCGCCGAGACGCTGCTCGGCGCCGGCGCGGTGCGCACCAAGCCGACGGTGATGCCGCAGGTGGCCGAGCGCTACCCGGAGACGACGCCGCCGGTGCTGGCGATCGACCCGGTCAAGAACAAGGAATTTCTGCAGAAGGCGAACAGTCCGGAGGCCGAAGCGGTGTCGAAGGCGCGGGTGGCGGCGCAGCGCGATATCAACCAAGGCAACTACACGCCGTATTTCGACCCCGCCAAGCGCTTCGACGTCGACCCGGCGAACTATCCGCCGATCGAGAGCACGCTGACCCAGCTTGCCAAGCGGCCAGGGCCGGCCAATGCGGCGGCCTACGCTGCGGCTGCTGGACCCGAAGCCGCAGCGCGGCTCGACGCCGCCTATGCCAGGGGCATGCAGCAATCGGCGGGCGCCGGCGACTGGTATCACATGGGCCAGCTGGAGAACGAGTTCATTAAGGAATACGGCCCGACCGAAGGCCCGAAGCAGTTCAAGGCCAAGTTCGCCGACGCGATGGCGGCAACCACCGGCGGCGCCGATCCGACCTCGAACCTGATGATGGCGCACTATGGCAACTACCTGCAGGCCAAAGGCCTGCCGCTGCCGGCCAAGAGCTACGACTACCCGTTCCCGGTCGGTGGCCGCTTCGCCGGCAGCAACATGGAGCAGTACCGCAAGATGCTGATGGAGGGCGCCGGCGTCACCGCGGCCAACCCGAAGCGCTACAATTTCGCCGGCAACTTCACCGGCAACCGGCTGGGATCCACCATCGATGAGCAGATGATGGGCCTGATTGAGCCAGGTGGCTCCGCCAACCCGCCCGGCGGCGCCTACGGCCAATATGAAGCGCCGGTGGCGGCCCGAGCCGCCGCCGCCGGCGTGGATCCGCGCTACTTCCAGGAGGTCGCCTGGGCCGGCGCCAAGGACGCCAAGACCAAGGGCGGTTATACCGCGCAGCCGATGATCGGCGTCGTCAACGAGGCGATCGAGCGCACCCACCGCATCACCGGGATGCCGAAAGCGGAGATCGTGCGGCGCGGCCTGGTGCGCAGCGAGATCCCGTTGTACGGCGCCGCCGGCGCCACCACCATGGGCGCGCTGGCGGCCTCCGATCAGTATCAGGACAATGGCAGATGAGCTTCCATGACGTGTTCTTCGATGATCAGGCCGGCCACCTCACTGGTACGGCGCAGGCCGCCGAGCTGCCGCAGGACCATGCGCTGTTCAGCGCTGCCGTCGCGCGCCTGAATGTAGCGATGCACCAGCTCGCTGATCAAAGTTCCAAGTTCACGTTCGGTCATAATTGACAATAGTACATCAACCACCAGGAGACCACAATGGCCCAGAGCGCGCTGACCGTGACCCCCGAGAACCCGACCCCGCCGACCAACATGTCGAGCATCGGGCAGACGCCGCCGAACCCGAAGAACTATCTCGCCGCGGTCTATGGTCCGCCGCCGACCTCGCCGCCGTTCTTCGATGACGGCGTCACCAATACGCCACCGCTGATGAGCCTGAACGAGACTGGCGGCGTCAACGGCACCACGCCGCCGGCGCCGATCGGCACGGTGACGGCATTCTCGGCGGCGCATGCGCTGGTGGCCGACACCACCGGCCAAACCAGCGTGGCGCCCGAGGGCGCCGGTACCGAGATCGTGTTCACGCAGACCTACAATCCCAATGTGCTGGCGCCGATCCCGCTGAAGACGGTCGGCACCGGGCCGGTTGCGACGGCGGCCTCGATCCTGGCCGGGCCGAACCAGAGCCACGCCTCCAGCCTGTCACCGGCGACCAACCCGACGCTCGCCTCGATCGCGCCGACCACCAGCGTGCACGGCTCGGCCGCGATCACCCTGACGGCGACCGGGGTCGGCTTCAACCCGCAGTCCAAGATCGTGATCGGCGGGGTGCCGCAAGCCACCACGTTCGTGTCGTCGACCTCGCTGACCTGTCTGGCGACGCCGCCGGCCGCGGCGGGCACGCCCGCGGTGACGGTGGTCACCGGCGGCGTTGTCACCACGGCGCCGCAGACCTGGACCATCACATGAAGACGCCGCGGGCGGCTATCAAGCGGGCCATCGAACGGCTTTTCCAGCGCGCGAATGCGGTGCATCAGCCCGCCCCGCGCGCTGGCTACGCGCGAAACAAGAGGAGGAAACGCCATGAGTGTCGAGAGCATCAACGAGCCCGGTAACTCGCGGCTGACCATGTTGGAGCCAGCCTCCATCAACGAGCCGCCGGCGCCGGGCGACGGCCCTGGCGGCGAGCTGAACCCGCCGCGCGCCACCGGGATGGATCCGACCGGCTGCGCGATCGGCGACGCGCCGCTGAGCTTGCATGTGACCGGCTCCGGGTTT